GGAGACCTAGTATCTGCTGTTCGTTCTCTTCCAAAGGAGAACCTTGTCGTAGTATATGATAATGAACCGAGATCTAAGGAGACTACTCAGAAGATACAGAAGGCTATATATGCAGGGTATTCGGTGTGTATCTGGCCACAAAACTTCGAACATAAAGATGTTAACGATGCCGTAAAAGAAGGCTTGACTTCTGAGTTCATTCAGTATATAATTGATCAAAACACCTATAAAGATCTGGCTGCTAAGTTAGCACTACAAAATTGGAGTAAAGCATGAGAGTTCGAAAGAAACCTGTTGAAGTGGAAGCATTTCAGTTAACACAAGATAATGCTAAGAAGATATCTGAATGGTGTAAAGGATTGCTTGTAGAACGTGGTGATAACTTTGAGAAGTATATTCAGATCCTTACACTCGAAGGTATTATGACTGCTCGTAACGGAGACTATATTATTAAAGGTGTTCATGGAGAGTTTTATCCTTGTTATCCAGAAATCTTTGAAAAGAGCTATGAGGTTATTGAAGAATGAACGACGCTAAGATTATTGCTGTAACACAGCCAATGATTAGAACAGATGATGTAAACGACAGATGTGGTAAGCGTTTAACAGCAGAAGAGTTTATTGCCTATACTGCACGTGTATCTAATCCATCTAATCAGCACAACACATTAACAGCTAGTAAGCTGCTCAAGTATCTTATTGAACATAATCACTGGAGTCCGTTTGAGATGGTTTCAGTTACTATGGAGATCAACACTACTCGAGATATTTCACACCAGATCATTCGCCACAGATCGTTTACTTTTCAGGAGTGGAGTCAGCGTTATGCAGATCCAACTAAAGATATGTCTTTTGTAACGAGAGAAGCAAGACTACAGGATGCTAAGAATCGTCAGAATAGTATTGAGACGGATGATGAAAATCTTAAATATGATTGGAATTATCTTCAAGGTGTTGTTGGCGATCTTGCAGTTAAACATTATAAGACTGCTATTGAAATGGGTATTGCCAAAGAACAGGCGAGAGCAATATTACCAGAGGGACTAACTACAACCCGTCTATATATGTCAGGAACACTTCGTTCTTGGATTCATTACATCGATGTTCGTGCTACAGAAGGCACACAGAAAGAACACCGTGAAGTTGCTTTGTCTGCACAGAAAGGGATCCTTGATCATTTTCCATCACTAACTGAGTATTGGTCATGAGCAAAATAGTATTAGTTGAAACTGTATCAACATTTCGTCATGTGTATGCTATCGAGCTTAAAGATAATGAGCCGAATGAATATGCTCTGGATGATGTGGTATCAGATACATATCCTGATGGTGGTCTTGAAGATTTCGCACAGGAACATATATCTGCAGATATTTTCTCACATAGAGTCATTTCAGAAGAAGAATATATAAGGATATTCGATGAGATGAATGATTATCTTATCGGATGGTCTCCAGAACAAAAAAAGAAATTCATATATAAGCAACATCATGGCGAAAATTGCAAGAAAAGAGGTAAGTAAATGTCCGAAATGAACGTATATCAAAGTTTTATCCACAAGAGCCGTTATGCAAGATTTTTGCCAGAAAAGAATCGAAGAGAACATTGGAACGAAACAGTTCAACGTTATGTTGATTATATGTTTGACAAAGTAAAGATAGATGATGAAAAGTTAAAGAAAGAAGTCTACGAAGCAATTTATAATCTAGAAGTTATGCCAAGTATGCGGGCTTTAATGACCGCTGGTAAAGCATTAGACAGAGACAATGTCGCTGGATATAATTGCTCTTATTTGCCTGTAGATGATCCAAAATCTTTTGACGAAGCTATGTGCATTCTTATGAATGGAACAGGCGTTGGGTTTTCTGTAGAAAGACAATATGTTAACAAGTTACCAGAAATACCTGATGAATTATATGAGTGCGACACAGTAATTACTGTCAGAGATAGCAAAGAAGGTTGGTCTAAAGCTCTACGTATGCTTATTTCACTTTTATATGCTGGAGAAATACCAAAGTGGAATCTAACCAATTTAAGACCAGCTGGCGCTCAGTTAAAAACTTTTGGAGGAAGATCAAGTGGTCCAGAACCACTAAACGAATTATTTAAATTCGTTGTAAAGGTTTTTAAAAATGCACATGGTAGAAAATTAACTTCACTAGAATGTCACGATTTAATGTGCAAAATTGCGGAGGTCGTAGTTGTTGGTGGCGTTCGCCGTTCAGCAATGATCTCTCTTTCTAATCTATCTGATGATCGTATGCGTCATGCAAAAGCAGGACAATGGTGGGAAGCAAATGTTCAAAGAGCTCTTTCAAACAACTCGGCAGTCTATACTGAAAAGCCAGAAGTCGGACAGTTCATGTCAGAATGGCTTTCTATCTATGAATCGAAGTCAGGCGAAAGAGGAATCTTCAGTAGAGACGCATCTAAACGAGTGGCTGCTAAGTCTGGAAGAAGAGATGCTACTCATGAATTTGGAACTAACCCCTGTTCTGAGATTATCCTGCGTCCATATCAATTTTGTAATCTCACAGAAGTTGTTATACGAAGCGACGATGATGAAAAGAGCCTTGCAAGAAAGATTAGAGTGGCAACGATTCTTGGAACCTTTCAAAGTACTATGACACACTTCCCATATCTCCGTAAGATATGGCAAAAGAATACAGAGGAAGAAAGACTCCTTGGTGTTTCATTCACTGGCATTTATGATTGTCCGTTGATGAATGATCCAGATGACCCTGAACTTCCGAAGCGTTTAGATAAACTAAAACAAGTTGCTGTTGATACTAATAAAGAATGGAGTGAGAAACTTGGAATCAATCAAGCAGCTGCTATCACCTGTGTTAAACCATCCGGAACTGTTAGTCAACTTGTTCTTAGTCCTTCCGGTATTCATCCAGGTCACGACCATTATTATATTCGTCGTGTACGCTCTGACAATAAAGATCCGCTTACTAAACATCTTATTGACTCTGGCGTTCCTCATGAGCCAGATGTTACTAAGCCTCATGCTACTACTGTGTTTTCATTTCCGATGATGCTTCCAAAAGAATCAGTAACACGTAATGATGTCGACGCTATTAAACATCTTGATCTCTGGTTAATGTATCAGCGTCATTGGTGCGAGCATAAACCATCAGTTACAATTAACGTAAAGGAAGAGGAATGGCCAAAGGTCGGTGCATGGGTTTATGATCACTTCGACGAGATGTCTGGTGTATCTTTCTTACCTTACGATGGTGGTTCGTATCGTCAAGCACCATACGAGACTATAAATAAGGACGAATACGAAAAACTGATTAAAGAAATCCCAACAACCGTCGACTGGGATATTCTGGTTGAGAATGATGATAATGTTGAAGGCGTACAACAACTTGCTTGTAGCGCTGGAAACTGCGATATCTAACGATTACGGTTACTGTGGGATCTCGCGACCTACATTTATTTAGTTGAAGAATAAGTCTAAGGAGAATAACAAATGAACGATACGATGAAACTAGTATTAACAGTATTTGCAGCAGTTGTGCTTGCAGGAGTAGCTTACAAACTAAAAGATTATAACTTCCAACCATACATCGATGCTGCAAGAGCAAAGTTCAATGAATGGTATGAGTGGGTTGCTTCTCTCTATACTTACGTAAAGCCATGGTTTGACTGGGTTCAGTCTTGGTTCAATAAGGCTTCGTAATGAGAGTCGATGCGGAGTTATTCGATATATGTAAAGAGTTTATAAAAGATAATAAGATATCCTCTGATGAAGATATCTATGATTCTGATATCGAAGCACAAACATTACAACTTCTTGAACAAATCTGTGACTTAATCGGTTACTATGATTATGAAGAAGAGGAAGAAGAGGACTATGAGGACTAACTAAGGAGATCCAGATTTTTTCTTGTATGGTCCTCTTTTGCGACCTGTCAGGGTTCTGGATCTCTTCTCGTTGCTTTCGGCAGATTGTTTTCTGCCTGTCATAGCAGCAGATTGTTTTTGTTTTTGATCTTCTGATTTAGGTTTATCTTTTAGGGCAGCGCCGATAGCTAATCTATGCGCTAAAGATTTTGGTTTGCCTTTATTGCCAGAAGCATTATTGTTGCCGACCATAGCTTTAGCGGTACCAGGTTTTGCTACTGACGCTGTCTCTATAGAGATAGCAATATTATCAGTTTGGTTCAGAAAATCTTCTCTGACCACAACCTTTATTCTGCGTAAAACTTTTGTCTCCCAGTTTCTGGCTGCATCCTCTGTCAGAAAGGTTCTGCGGATCTGAACAACGTCTGGTTCACCATACGTTTCACGAGCACTTTTGACGAGTTTGGAAGAAGTGAAATAGAATGTCCATAAATCGGAAGGTTGACATCCCTTGGCGTATCTGACGCCGTAATACCATATATTATGTTCTGACCATCCAATAAGATAGGTATATGGAATATAAATAATCATATGCTGATCCTCCACACAGGGTTAGAGTAGATGAGAGTCCCCACTCTGCGATCTACGTTTTATTTATATTTTAGGATATCTTATGACTTGGATTTATGAAAACACCACGATGGAGGTAATACCCGAAAAGGTTATCGGATTCGTCTATATAATAGAGAATCTCCGAACCAATAAAAAGTATATTGGTAAGAAGAACTTTTATTTCTCTAAGACCAAACAGGTTAAGGGAAAAAAGAAAAGATATAAAGCAGAGTCCGACTGGCAGGACTACTATGGTTCCAATGAAGAACTAAACGAACATGTCAACATATTTGGTAAAGATGCTTTCAAGAGGGAGATACTACGTCTTTGTTCTTCTAAAGGAGAGATGTCATACTTTGAAACCAAATACCAATTTGAAAACAATGTCTTAGAATCAGATAACTGGTATAATAATTGGATCTCCTGTAAGATACATACAAAAC